GATTCGGTGTGACGCTCTGGTTGGTATTATACCATCCATTTTGGGAATCGGAGTAATAATTAACTCGCGGCATTTCTGCCAAGGGTCAATCATTACGCTCGGGTCCCTCATATAGAAGGCCTGTGCTTCTATCATAGAGGCTTCAGCTTTAACAGCTAAAGCTTCCACGACAGGAAGACAGTCTTTTATGAGCTTCATGCGCTCGGCTTGGTCAGCCGGCTCTGGAGAGATTACCGAGTTCATCTCTGAAATAGAAATTTTCCATTTCATAGATTCCATCGATAATTTCTCCGCCTCCTTAGCCATCATTCGAGTTATAACTCCAGCACCGTAAGTCTCGAAAATTTTCGAGACCGACAGGTTACTGAGGTTACAACTCAGAGACTCTTCGATAGCATCCGCAAAGGCTCGCGCCTTTGTAGATATACTATCGATAGACTCTCCTTTTTTGGGAATGATTGCTAGGAGTTTTATCTTCTTCTGTAAGAGATCGATTAATCTCGATCCCTTACCGAGAATATAAAACAGAGGCACCAAGGACTGGGTTTGCCCTAGAGAAATAGTCGGAGAAAACCCCCGTGGTTCAATCTCACAAAAGAATCCGTATAACAGATGATATCTGTGTACGTTCTCTATGAGACCAAACACGGGGAAAGGCGACACCTCGCTACCTCTATATTTCCATCTCTTTGCGAACTCATATGTATCAGTTGATACATGTGATTTCGTTTCTGAGATGGAGACATCTAGGTTGCGCAGTATAGCTTTGTACTCTGCCGCTATGTCATCATGTGCAATCACTATGTCATCACCTAATAGTGAGTATGCCTCGGTAAAAGCTTTAGTAGCTTTCATTGAAGCAAACTGAACTATTAAGTGATGGCATAGAGTGAAAGACGCCCAAGACGAGTAGGCTCCCATAGGTTGACCTGTCATATATTTAACAGGTTTCCCTTTGAGGTAGAACTCGTAGTGGGTCATGATGTGCTCCCAAGCTAAACTCTTCTTCTTCCCTATTAGATGAGATAGAAGGATTTGCTGTAATTTTACAGGAAATCTATCCGTCGCATTAGTAAGGTCGAAGGAGTGATAGCTTGTTGAGGGTGGTCCTAAGTCAAGTCCGCTACCCTGATTAAAGGTACAATCTCGAGGTAGTTTCTTAAGAATCTTAAACAGATTCTTATGAAGCCTAACCATCGAAGTTTGTGACCAATAGTCAAGGATTGCGAATAATCGACTTTTACCTTCTCGATCAGGTTTTACTGATAATTTTCTTAGGCGATGTGTCATCGCCTTGGGAAATAAGTCAGCAATCTGATCTTTAAGGTAATCTGGCCAGCTTTCTAACCGCGTGAAGACCTCTTCAAGAAGAGGTCCTCCCAAAGTTAGAATCGCCTCTTTCAGTTCTTTTGGTAATAACCAAAAGTCTGAAAGAGATGATACTAAAGCTGGACCATTAGGTCCCATCCGTGATGTTCAGTGATAACTCTCGAATTCTGTCTCGATCCTATTGATATTATAGTATCGCAGAAATACTGGGATGAAGTTAATTAGCTCATCGCTAATTACTCCTCTTGGTAGATCTTCGATAGGTTTAGTATCAACCGGTTTCCCACCGAGAATACCTCTACCTAATGACAGTAATGTCAATGTTAGAGATATTGCCCGTGGGTCTCCGTTTCGAATGGCGATCCGAAGCGAGCTTGGAACGGCTCGCGGAAGACCGTCTTTCGTTTGGGATAGAGGTTGATTCAGAAGAGGACTGCCGG